AGTCTGTGACCAGACCACTCGTGGAACGAAATCTTCTTCCCAACAAGCAAACTGTTTAATGCAAGATCAACAACGGTCTTGTTAATCAAACACAAGAGAGGAAAAGACATGACCGATCCCATGGGCTGACCGGAACCACACTCTACCCCCTCCAGCGACAAATTGCCAAGGACTTTGAGAGCCCTCAACTCGTCGTCGCTGATACTTTCAGCTTGCTCTATCAGTATGTCTATCGCCGACCGAACGTACTCGGTTTTAATATTGTCAGTTGCCGCCGAGTAATCGAAACTCAGTAGCGCAGCGCCGTTCAACTTACTGATGTGCCTTTCGGTTGGGTCTCCGACAAGCAACCACCCTTTCCTCTTCAGGCTGTCATACAAACTGTAATGCATAGGAGCAAGTATCCGCGTATTCTCAGAAGAATACACGGTAACTACCCTCGGCTTACCGGACGAAAAGACAAGCTCAGTCCGGAAGTCAGTCGAAAACTCCTCCACATTCCAGTTGCCCCCATCCTTCCGCTTGAAACGCCGGGTAGCGTTACCGTTAGGAATAAAAGGGCGCCTTCGACGGTCCCATCCTTTGTCGACATTCGCGCGAAAAGCCTCTCGGAACCGAGACAAATGCAACGAATCAACTGGCTGATGGCGAGACCTATCCTCTTTCCACTGGCTTAGCTTTGACTGAAAAGAAGGCAAACAGTACTTACAGCAAGATCTCTCAATCTTCTGTACAGTTTTGAAGCTAAGTTCCCAGACTGGATCAACGTCTGGGAAGCATTGTCGTACGGCGTTCCTAAGGCCACCGCACTCTATTGAAGCCGGCAGGTCACGGATCAATGGCAAGCCGAACCCCTTGAACCATTTCACCAATTGCTTTGCTCTACCTGCTAGAGCCTGACTTAACATGCATCCGCCGTCGTCGCGTGGCAACACCGTATAAGGGTTGTTACTAGCGATGGCAGGAACATCACAAGTCAAATCACTCATTAGATCCGTTTCTTTTAGTTCCGTAACATCAGGGGGACCTTCACCCTCTGCAGGGCCGAGCCTAGCAAGTACTTCTTCGATCACCCAATCAGGGTCGTAGCTGATCCGCTTGGAAATCAGTCTATCCCTGAACGCATGGGCTCCTCGATAAGGAAAGTCACGGAACGCGCCATCATCATATTTATTTCTTTTTATTCCCCCCTTCTGATTCGGGTAGGAAATGTCGAACATAGGCAAAGAACCATTAGCCATGTACCAATCGCGACGAGTCGTACACTCGCGGTCATGGCAATGTAAGGTTTCGTCAATCCAATGCTCGAAGGCGAGGGCGTCGTCTGACCTAGCCCTACTTTGGTTCACACAAGACCCGCCCGGTAC